CATCTTTCCAAATGAGTGTCATTGTCATATCATCATTTAAGATGTAAATAGAAACGCTATGTTCATTTTTAACTTCCGAAATAGTGCGGTTACCGTACATATAAGATTTTAATATTTTTAAGTCTTTCCAACCTTCCTCTTTTGAAGGTATTGCATTTCTAACTTCTAAAAGTCTAGGAATTGCCGTTTCTTCTGTGATTGATTCTTCAATTTCTACTGTGAAAGTCTCGTTCACAGCAATTTCATGCTCTATTGATATATTTTGAAGCATATCGAAATACACAGAACCACCATCGAGATTACTATAAAACGCTTTTTCTGTAATACAGTTCTTCCAACCCCACTGAATTAATTCCGGTAGTGTCATTTCAACTTCCTTTTTAATCTTTACCATAATATCTCTCCTTATTTACTTATCCTTTACATAATCTAAAGGAATATCAATATCATCTTCTGATTCTATTTTAACAAATATTTGTTGCAATGTCAATGATAATATGGTAATTATACCTAATAAAACCGTTATTTTAACTAGTATTTTCATTTTTAAAACCCTTTCATGACGGGCTTCATGACACCTACCTTTTTTTAATTTTATTCAAAACCTTCTTTTTCTGCTACTTCAATCATATCATCTAAAATTTTTTTAATCTTTCTAACGTATTCTAAATCGTCAAATATTAAACAAATTCTTTCAAATTCCTTATGGTTTACTTTTGGTTCTGCGTTATTATAAACTACATCTTTACTATTTGTATATCCAGATTCTATAGTGAAGAACAATTTATCTTCACTTCTTTCTGCTCTAAATATATTGTTGTTATTACCTACTTCAATAATCGAAGTAAGTTCGTTTTCATCTTTTACTAAATCCTTATCCATTTCTTCAAGGACTTTTAATTCTTCATTGTTTAAGTTATCATAAATAATATTCTTCCAAATATTTGTCATAAATAATCTTCTCCTTTTCATTTAATTTGTCCATTACTTATGCCCTCCATATACTATAACAAAAGGCAATGCTATAATCAATAAAATATCAAGTACAAAAATAAAATATCTAAAAGGATGTAACTTCATTTTAATATAATCCCAAACTTTCTGCAATGAAAAATATAGTCTGTAACCTAATCCTTTCATAATATCTTCTCCTTTAAAGTAATCTCCAATCACTGAAACAATCATCTAATTGCGTTTTCAGTACCATATTTTCTGAAAGTAATTCATAGTATTTTTTATTATTTGTCTCCATTTCTGCAAGATATTCTAAAGACATGATAACTTGGTTGTTAATATTACTTCGTTCTAAGAACTCATTTGTAACTATTATATTTCCTTCTTTAAGTATATTACCTTCCTTGTCTTTAAAAGAAACATGAACATCTTTTGTATTTAATTCATCCATAGTATTATTCCTCCTCTTTTAATTGTTGAATATCATATGTCCATTTTTGAATTTGTGAACCATATACAATAAATTTTGAATCTTCTGTCATTTACTCGTCCTCCAATATATCATATGTCTTTTTAAAAATATCTGGTTTAACAGCATAGAACTCCCCTTGTACACCTTTTACAACATAATCATTTTCAGAGACCACTAAAACTCCTTCTAATGTATCAATACCAAAACGAATATCAAAAGTAGTTAAATCATAAAATTCATGAGCTTTACCTTTAGTCCAATCAAAAATCTCTTGTTTACTTTCTTTAGTTCCTTTATACTGAATATATTCGATTTCTACAGGTTTCTTTTTAGCTTTTTTAACCATTGTTTATATCTCCTTTATTATTCCATTCTTTTAAAATTATTCTTTTAAACCATTTCTCCGTCCTCCCAAATCAAATGAGTTTGAAGTCTTTCATCTAAATAATGAATTTCTTTTATTTCTAAAGGCGTTTCATTTACAAGATATGAAATACTTGTTTTAATATAATGGCTTATTAATGTAGAAGAACTATATGGCTCAAAATATCTCACAATAATATTTTTTAATCTAGTGTTCTCATCAATTTCTATCTCATTTTGTACTACAAAATGTTTTCCATCATTTGTGTAAGATATTTTATTCTTTGTTTCTAAATCAACTAATTTCATAACAGTTCTATCGTTTAAATAAGTCATCTGTTCAGCAAATAAATTGTCTACACCCTGTTCGTCAATTAATCTTTTAATATATTCTCCTTGTGGTACGATTTCCTCTACTTTAATTTTTGTCATTGTTTAATTTCTCCTTATATAATGTTATTAATTTTTTTGAACGGTCACTAGCTTGCTCTATTAAAAATTTATCTTCATCTGTCATACTGTCTAACAATTCTTGTGTTGTCTTTTCTTGATAGTTATTTACATTAATAGTGCTATCATATTTTTGCAATAACTCCATAACTTTCACTTGTTCGTTTAAAATTTCTGAAATTAATACTTTTCTATCCATTTTATTTTCCCTCCTTATTTCTATAATTCAATACTAGCATATGTATAAATAAAAGTCAACAATATATTAATAAAGACTAGAGAAAAAACTCTAGCCTTTTAATATCTATTAAGCAATCTCTTTTAATTTATCAACTAATACTGATAGAATTTCTGCTTGGCTTTCGTCTAAGTCTTTTACTTTTCTACCATTTCCTAACACATCTTCAATAACTTTGTTACGCTCTTCTGTTTTACCGTCTTTTTGTAGTTTTTTACCTAATTCAGCAGTCTCTTTCATTAAGGCATCAAAGTCATATTCTACACCTTTAGACTGTTCTCGTTTACCTTCTGTAATATTGTCTTTTCCCTCTGATTCAATAGCTTTCTTTACCACTTTTTGATAAGATTCAGAAGATAATTCAGATGTTTCTGGCATAAATCTAAATGTAGCTCCTGCTAAATGTGTCAATGAATCTCTATAAAATATTTTACGGTGTTCTACACCATTATTATCCACAGTTAAGTCTAAGAATAAAATGTTATCTGCAATACGATTAATCATATTAAAGAATTTTGTTTTTACATCTGGAACTGTTTTTTGATATTCCACATATTCTTTACCATCTTTTTCACGAGTAGTAGTAGCACCTTCTACATTTTTTTCTTCTTCTGTAGCGTCTTTAACTAAAACTTTCTTAGTTTCTGTTTTAGCATGTGAAATAAATACAGGTGTGTACCCAGACTTTTCAATCAAAGAAAGACCTTTTTCTAACTCTTTATTATATTCACTGAAACCTTTACCCCAGGCAGCGTCTGATAAATCATCAATTTGTAAATTAGATAAAACATAAGTTTCACAATAAGTTTCAAATCGTGACACAGTATCTAAAGCAATTGCATCGTATTTTTCTTGTAATTTAGGGTCTTTAAGCAATTTCATAATACGTAAAAACTCCGCCCAAGAATCAATATTAATAACATGAGCATTAGGAATTGCGTCATGACGACGTTCAGTTGCTAAAAATAATACTTTCTCTCCGTATAAATCATTAATAAATGTTGTTTTACCAGTTTTAGGGAAGCCATAAACAAATGTAGAATATGTTTTTGCGTCAGTTGGTACTTTATTTCCCTCGATATTCAATAAATCATCTACTGTAATTTTTGCCATAATTAATTTCTCCTTTGATTTTATAATGTTTTACGATTTTTTATATTGCTAATTAATTAAATGGTTTTAATTCTTTAACAGAGTTATCTAGTGTATCTAAGACTTCTGCTGATAATGCAATTAAAGTTTCTGACGTATCTAATGATGAACCTTTTTCATATGCTGTGTCCATAACAGAAAAAAGATATTTTCTTATTTCTCCTACTGTACCATCTGTGTTGTTAATTGCATTCTGTAATAAATGACTTTCTAACGTTGTTAATTGTTCTTTAATTTGTTCAACACTCATTAAATCATCTATTTTAATCTCTTTCATAAATAATTTCTCCTTTATTATATTATAATAATTTCATACTATCTAGCTTAAATTCTAACTCTTTTTCAGCCTCAACAAAGAAAGTCTGCATTAAATAATCATTATTTTCATCTGCTCTATGTTTGTGTAGATTTAAAAAATGTTTAATTTTGCCATAAGTCTCATGTTCAAAAATTAAATTATCGACGTATTCTTCTACCTTTTTTTCAAACAATTCTCCATAATGTGTATAATAATCAAAACCCATTATTATTCCTCCTTAAATAATAACAAGGGGATAACCCCTTGCATTAAAAGTCTAAATCATCTAAATCACTGTCTGTAGTTGTGTCTTCTTGTTTCTTCTTATCGTCTTTACTTCCTTCTCCAAAAGCGTTATCGCTTGGAGTGGAGCTTGGAACATAACCGTCTTCTAAATCACTAATAGCTTTTTGACGCCATTGTTTAGCTTCTTCAATTTGTTCTTCGTCGTATTCTCTACCGTCAGCATAAGGTGTAGTACCCCCTACAACTTCAAAATTGTTAACAAAATTACGTTTGACTTCTGCTAAATCTTCTGTATCTCCAAAGCCGTCAATCTCTTCCTGTAATTCTTCTGGTTCAGCATCTACTGCGTAATTATTAATTTTTAATGTAAATTTACCAGTATCGCCTTCATCGTATAATTCTTCAAATTTTTCAGCAATATCAGATGGTACAATTGCTTCGATAGGAATAATTGGTCTAGCGTTGTCACGTAATTGTTTGTAGAAATCAACGTTAAAGAACTCTAATTTTTTATCGTCTGTTGGTAAGCCATCATCATCGTTAATATCTTTAATACCAGTAACAATACCTTCAACCACTACTTTAGCTTTAGGTCCTTTAGCTTTTTTAACCTGCTCTTCTGTTAATCTATTAAAGAATTTTGCACTAACATTGTTATGACGTCTAGCATTTCCGTCTTGACCAATGTACTCGTTCAACTCTAATGAGCCATCAACTCTAACTAAGTCTGCTTCTTTTTTATTGCCTGTTTCTTCAATTGATTTATATTCATCTAATACTGTTTTAAAACCTTTATATAAACCATTCTCGTTACCATCTTGTTTAAATCTATTAGAATAAACACGTGCTCTAATATCATGAGAACGTACTTCTCCATTAACTGATTCTTCTACAAGAATAGTTACAGAACCTTTAATATTTTCTTTACCATCTTTTGTTTCTCCTAATTCAAGGTCTACTGATTTAACACGACCAATAACCTCTGCTTCATTCTTTAATGCTTTTAATGTTGTCTCTGCCATAAATAATTTCTCCTTCTATTTTTAATCTGTTATTCATTATAACTTGACACCCCTAAAGGTGTCAAGTAAAAATTAATTATTTTTGATAAAAATATTATCCTAATGTTCCAACGAATTGCATACATTCCATTTGACCTTTGTACACAGTGTCGTCTCCTTGTCGATTATCAATGATAGCTGGAACACTCATGATGCCATGCTCTATGGCAATATCTGGTGTTTCTTCAACATCAACATACTCGACCTCAACGTTTTTATCAGCCAATTGGCTTTTCACAATAGGACATCTTGTGCAGCTTTGTGTACTTAACATATAAATTTTATTTTCCATAATTAAAAAACTCCTTTATCTCCATCTTAATTCCATAGCTTTATGGTTTACTTTTTTGATTGCAGCTTCTATTGATTGTCTAACAGAAGATTCATCATTACCTATTATATCAGCTATAGCAACATTTGTCAAGCCATTTCTGTAATATTTTAAACATTCTCTTTCTCTGTCTGTCATTTCAGTACGTTCTATAAGATTATCTAAATCATATAATATACATTGAAAATCATTTTGGAAATCCCCATTAAATTTAAATCTCAATAATCCGTCTACTCTATTAAAGTGTGGATTACTATAATCTAATGAATACCCCTTTAAATGATTATAATTTGCAAAATCAATTACATCTAAATTTGGCTGTGTCGATTCGCTAAAATATCTTAATGAATAGCCGTGAATTTTCATTAGACTATCTTTTGCTAATATCATATCTTTTTTAACTTCGCCTTTGATTCTATCTACTTTAAACTTTTGACCTTCTTCTGATTTTCTTTTCAATACATTAAGATAAGTGTCATAGTCTCTGAGAACTGAGCCTAGCCAATCCCCACGTCTTAAGTCTTTAGCTGTTATTTTTTGGTCTTTACTTTTTTTATAATTACTTTGACCTGCTAATAGAAAATCTATTACTTCTGGTTCTTGGTCTTGATATAATTTTTCTTTATTAACTGCTTTTCTAAAAGCATCTTCATCATAATAAAACTTATAATTCACATCGTTATCTTCTCTTGTATCAGCAGAATTAAGCAGATATGTTGCATAATTCTCCAATACTTTACAAACATTATTATCCATAGAAAGATAATCATTTTGAGAAGCTACTGGATTATAGTAATCTGTAAAATATTCTTCAAAGAATGATGTCCCATCTAATGTTTGATTAATACAATCTAATCTATCGTTATAATTAAGAAGACTTCTATCCATAACTTTATTTAATTTAATAGCATTAGTTCCGTCTAATGTTGCTGTAAAATTTTGTTGTGTTGTAAAAGCCACTATTTCTCAACTCCTATATTCTGTTTCATAAATAATACCTCCAATTATTTCGTATAATTATTATAACATATTAGAACTATGCTTGTCAATCATTAATTTAATAAAATGTAATTAGATGCCCCTGCCTCTCTATTAAAAAAGCAATATAAAAGTCGGTAAAAATAACCCCCCTATGTGAAACAAAATTGCTCTAATAATTTCGGTAAAAATTAACCCCCTCATAGTTATAAGAAATAAATATAAAAACTTCGGTAAAATCAACCCCGATACGTCCACAGAAATCGCTTTACAAAGTCGGGTAAAATTGAGTTTTTTGTTTTGAGGGTAAAAAAGCCATGCTTAAATATATGTCATCTAATAATTAGGGGACGTGTTAAGATTTTTACCCACCATGTTAAAAATTTATAATAATAGGTATAAATTTTTTAACGATACTAATAATTATATTACTAATAATAATATACTAATAATGATATATAGAGCAAAAAAATATAAAAATTTCCCCTTTAAATAATGTATAATTTAAAAATCATCTATAATATCATTAGCATTAAAAAATTCAAGATTATCATTTGGATTTTCATAGAAAGTATAATCTACTTCCCATCCTCTTTTAGTAATAATGGTTTCTTTATTTACATATGCGTGTTTAATCAATGTGACCCCATCTTTTTCTCGTTATAACTTCAGATACCGTACTCGCCGATATATTATATTTTTCAGCTAATTCCTTCTGTTTATAAACTTTATAATAGTAGTATACTCTAATTTCAATAACTTCGAGAGGAGTTAATTTACTTCCATTGACATCCTCTCCGTGTTTACGTTTCATTGTTTTTATTTCTGATAAATCATCTAAATATTTTTGATATTTCTCTTGTATCATATCCTTAACTTCCTTATCAGTTTCTTTATATTTTCTTGAAGTTATTTTCTTTTTCTTTTCTTTTTTGGGTATTAAACCTATTTTAATAGCGTGGGCTATATTTTCTTTATGTGTGCACCACTCTAAATTCTCAACTCTATTATCTGTTTTAACTCCATTCTTATGATTTATACATGGTTTATTTAAAGGATTATCTATAAATTCAGTTGCTACAATTCTATGAACTAATCTTAAATATCTTTTTCCATTTACATCAAAAACTACTACTTTATAACCAGTGTTTATGTGAAGAGTTCTGTCTTTTAAAGTTTTTATTGTTTTAACTCTTCCTTTGTTGCTAATTAAATAATCAGGAAATTCTCTTATTATTTTCCAATATTCTTTATTTTCCATTCCTATTTTCTCCTTTTTTTATTTTTTAATATTTTATATATCATTACCCGCCGGGTTTTTCTATTTTTCTATTATCATGGAAACTCACTATTTTTCTCAAAAAAGTCCCCGCGGGATTTTTAAAATCGCCATTATCATAACTCTTTCTCATTTTTTACGAAAAAAAGTTGTCGATTTTTTTGCGATTTGTCTACCGTCTAACGACTTTCTTATAAAATAATTTATTTATA